AACTTAGATAATTGTTCTTCTAAGAATTCTCTTGATAATTTTGTTGCTATCATAACTTTTATTTTAACATATCGTAATGTCTTGGGTAGATGTGTAAGTTTGTTACCATCCAATGCATTTCTCCTACTGGTATTTCTAACTGAAACGCTACCATTTCCATTAACTTAGCAAATGTGTATTGATCGTTACAGAATCCGTATACTAGATCGATAGATCTTGCAAATACGCTTAAATGTAACTTGTCATCTTTGATATAGAAGTTAAGTATATCGTTACATGGTGTATCGTACTTATATCTATCTAATTCGTGTATATCGTAATGAACTACAATTGCTCTTCTACTTTGAGGATTGAATCTTAATTCTGTGATCGCTCTCTGTAGCTGATCGTTTAGTTTCCAAAAGTAACCATAGTTAGAGTTTACTTCTGTAGTACCAGGAACCATCATCTGTTTCCAAATCTTAGCGCGCTCTGCTATTTCAGTAGCGTCACGATCTCCTTTAAGATACCAATTCCATTCGTACTCTGCATAATCAACATTGAACTTACGTTGTGGTGTGGTAACTACTTTATCGCTAGGGTTTGCTAATGTAAACACTTCGTTGAATACTGCTTTAGTACCTGCAAAATCTTCGTTTGTTTGCATGATATCTACGAATAATATTTCGAATGCTTCTGTGGCGTTTTTATATAACATGTTTGTCTACTTGTATAAATTTAGATAAAAATATAACAGGCGATATGTCTCTATAATCTTCTAAGTAGACTACTCGACTAATACCTGATTGAATGATCAATTTACAACAATTTTGACACGGAGATAAACTTAAGTACAGGGTGCTACCATCTACTGCATTACCGCTTTTGGCAGCTTTCAATATGGCGTTCATTTCTGCATGAATGACTTCGTCTTTGGTAACATTATTTTCTTCACAACCGTTGTCCATTCCAGCCGGTGTACCATTATACCCAAAACTTATTACATTACCGTCCTTCACCAACACTGCACCTACTTTTGATCTGGTGCAGTGCGATAAAGTTCCTATTTCTTTTGCAATGTTGATAAATGTATTATCTAACTTTTGTTGTTTCATTATAATCCTGTTGATCCAAATCCACCAGCTCCACGCTCTGTGTTTCTGTCTGGTAACTCTTCTAATACATGTACGTCCATATAACTTACTGGAATCAAAATAAATTGAGTTAGCTTTTGTCCAGGTTTGATTGTTGTGTGTGTTCTTCCTGTATTGATTAAGTGTAGATGAATTTCTCCTTCGTAGTCTTCGTCAACTACACATGCTCCTACTGAAAGATTTTGTTTTGTCGCAACTCCTGATTTGTTAAATGCAATTAATGCATATCCTTGAGGAACGTGAGCTCTGATACCTGAAGGAATTAAAACTGATTCTCCTGAGTGGATAGTAGTTTCTTGAAAATCTTCTGGTACGTAGAAGTCGATACCTGCTGATAAGCTTGTACCTCTACTTGGTGTTTTTACGTCTCTTGTCTTTTGAATGTTCATTCTGTACATTGTTTTGATAGTCATTTAGTGATGCAATATACGCAACACAATCTAATAAGTTGTCTTCTTTGTGATTGTAAGATTGTCTTGATAACTTGAGAGCAATCATGCAATTGTACATATCAACTGCAGTTATCTCTTTTCTCGACATTAATGATGCAATCTTGGCTGCTTCTTGCATGCCTTCTTGAAAAGGGCCATACATACGCTCCTTTTCTTCGTTTCTTTCGAATACGATTTCGTTTGCTTTTAATAGTATATTCATGAAGTAAATATAAAAAATAAAGGGCTAATAATAAAGCTAATCTTTGTAGTGCTTTTCAAAATCTTTAAAGTCTCCCCACTCGCGACTTGAATCAATGTCACTAGGTTTTATTGTGGGTTTAGGCATATTACCTGCTACGTTCCAAAACCAATCCCCTTGCTGCCCATGTTGCTTTAAAAGTTCCCAACCTTTCGCATCGTATGTTTGTATAGAATCGAAAGGAGTCTGTATCCTTGAAGGTTTTAAGAACGCTCTGTCGTGAGAGTAGAATTTAGCTCTACCAAGTTCTCCTTCTTGAATGTTTCTTGCCACGGCCACAGCATTGAATTTAGTTTTTGGTAGCGCGATCTGCAAGGTGCGAGATAAAACTCCAGTGGAAAATACAGACCACATAGTTTCAATATCGGTGTCTTTAAAATTATCGTGAAATACTCTAACTCCACCTGCAACCACCATTTCGTGCTTTAATCCGAAAGGTAAGTATTTTGCTCCAGTTTTTTGTGCGAATTGTTTTGCCCAAATATTTGCGGTTGGCATAGCTGGAATTCTGACGAACATTGGAATTCCTCCATTTTCTATTGCTGTTAATTGATGCTCTGATGCATCTTTAGAAGCTGGCATAACAAGATAAAGTTTCTTATTATATTTCTTTGCTAAGTGACAAAGAGAATAAGGTGCGTAACCAGTTCTTGGCGCAACATAAACCATTGCGTCTTCTTTTACTTGAGATATAAAGAAGTCAGCCATTTTGGCTTTACTTCCAAATTTAAACTCTCCATCGTCAACTACTTTAAAACCTTCTATATCTTTTACCGTAAAAGTAAAATCGTGCTTATAATCTTTAGTCATGTCAAGATAGTAGTTTAAATCTCTACCATCTGACATGTCTAAATTTGATTGATCAGTTGCTTTGTTTAAAAACATTAATTAGTATTTTTTAGCTTGTTGAAGTTCCTTACTTAAATTACTAATAGGCACTGGCGTTCCTACCGGGTAAGGGAATCCTTCTTTAGCAGCAGTGATAGACGTCATTCCTGATTCTACTGGAATTGCTTTACGTAATGGAACTGCTGCTTCGTTAAGTGGTCCGTATACTTTCGCTAGTACAATACCACTATCTGTTGTATCGAAGATAACTCCTGGCATTGCGAACATATTACTTTCGCTTGTGCTTGGAGAATCTAAGTTGATAACAAATGAACGATTTACTGGTGGTAATAATTTCCACTCTTTAGATGCTGGATCAAATTGTGGTACTGTAGTTGTTGAATCGTAATACCAGAAGAAAGACCATACTGTATTGTTAGTGCCGTCTGGAGTTTGAGGATTTTGTCCTACGTTAAATTTTCCGTAAGTTCCGCTAAAGCCATGCATTGCTAAATTAGAAATAGAAGGTCCTGTTAATACTGGACATATAGCGCATCCTTCTTGATATTCTACGCCTTGAACAATAATTGTTTTACCAGTTGGAACTGCTGCTGATGCACCACAAAATGCAAAAGCTCCTTGGTGAACTTGTACTATTTCGTCTAATTTAACTTCTTGTTCTACTTCTGTTGTTTTACAACCAGTTAATACTGCTAGTAAAGCGACTACTACGAATGTGATTTTTTTCATGTTTTTTTATTTATAATAATTATTTTGCGATTTCTGTAAGATAAGGATAGTGCTTAGGTCTTAAATGCACTGATTGTTTCATCTCTAAAATATCTAGCATCTTAGTGCCATCTTCGTCTATCCACTCTGTTGGCCATTGAATTACTTCTAATCCTGAATTGTTGATGATCTCGTTAGCGATTTCTCGTAATTGCATTCTTTCTAATCTTGTGCCAAAGAAAGGTTGTTTCTTGTATAAACCAGTTCCAGGAATTTTTCTAGATTCATGTTCTACTGGTAATAATTCTACTAATGTTGCTTTCTTTAATTGTTTAGCGAAGTCTACGTAACGATTAAATAGATCTGCTGTTGCCTGTTGTGGATTTTCTTGTCTCATCAAGTGGAAACGTAAATCGATATTACCAAAGTACAAAGTAACTTCGTCAAATCTATTATTGATCTGTTCTATGCTTTCTCTTTTTAAGAATCCGTGCAAAGTTCTACCAGCAGTAAAATCTAAAGTGTGTTGAGGTTTCCACACTGATAAAGCGTGAGAATCTCCAATAACTGCTTTTCTACTTTCTAAACCGTGAGCTAAAAAAGTATTGTAAAAAGAAACTCTATGCGTTTCTGGAAAAGTAGCTTCGATCTTTAGTCTTTGATTGAATTTATTGAAGTCGAATATACTGTTGGAATATCTAAGCTCGCCTTTAAAATCTGCGATAGCTTTCATTTTTTCCGTATGAAGTGGTTGAGGTCCACCAGGAACATTAAAAGATCCTGCTACGAAATTAACTCCTTCACAGATATAAAGCAGATCGTAATTCCCCCACGTTGATGGTGGAGGATTTACGTCTACAGTATCGTGAGGATGGTTGTCCCATAACATTTTTGTTTGGATGAGTCCGTATCCACCGCCTTGACTATTCAAAGTAGCACCTACATTTCCCATCATTGATACCAATCCTACTAACATAACTTTATTTTTTAATTTATTACATCATTCCTCCCATACCCATCATTGGGTCCATGGCAGCTTTTTCGTCTTTTTCTTTCTTTTCGAATACAACAGATTCAGTAGTTAAAATTGTACCTGCTACAGAAGTTGCATTCTTAAGAGCTGTGATAACCACTTTGGCTGGATCTATGATACCGGCTTCCATTGCGTTTACCATTTCGTGATTCTTAGCGTCATATATTTTACCTTCGCTAGGAATTTGCGAATACCAATTTTCTACGCCTGCGTTAGCTAAAATTCTCTTGAATGGAGCCGCTAATGCTTTGTGTAAAATATCTTTAGCTACGATAGTGTTCTTGCTATCTTTTGCGTCGTGTTCAATTGCAGAAATAGAATTGAAAAGAGAAGAACCGCCACCAGTTACGATACCATCAGATAACGCTGCTTTGGTTGCATATAAAGCGTCTTCTACTCTGTCTTTCTTTTCTTTAATCTCTATATCAGAATTACCTCCTACGTTGATAATTGCTACACCTCCAACTAATTTACCTAATCTCTCTTGTAATTTTTCTTTCTCGTAGAAAGATGTAGACTTTTCGATCTGTTCTTTAATTTCTTCTGCTCTTGCTTCAATTACAGTTTCAATACCTTTACCGTCTACAATTGTAGTTTCGTCTTTAGATACCGTAACTAATCTCGCTCTACCTAAAAAATCACTTACTTGAGCAGCTGTTAATTTATCTAATTTGTGACCCTTATCTTTAGAGGCCACTGAGCCTCCAGTTAAGATTGCAATATCTTCTAAGATCAGTGTTTTTCTTTCTGCGAAGTCAGGTGCTTTAACTGCACAAACTTGAACGATGCCTCTCATTTTGTTCACAATTAAAGTAGCTAATGCTTCTTCTCCGATATCTTCTGCGATAATTAACAATGGTTTGTTCTCAGAATTTGCTTTAGTTAAAACTTGTAAAAGTTCTTGAGCAGAAGAGATTCTACCGTCGTACAAGAAAATGTAAGGATCTTCTAATACAGATTGCATTGTTGTGTTATTAGTAACGAAATAAGGAGATTTATAGCCTCTATCGAATTGCATGCCTTCAACTACTTCTAAACTAGTTTCTCCAGATTTAGATTCTTCGATTGTAACTACACCTTCGCGACCAACTTTTTCGATAGCTGAAGTGATCAAGTTACCAACTTCTGCGTCGTTGTTTCCTGAAATAGTTGCAACATGCTTAACTTGATCTTCTGAGTCAATATCAATTGCCGTTTTTTTAATGTATGCAATTACGTCGCCTACTAACTTATCTATTTCGTTTTTAATTTCTACTGCATTAGAACCTTGTCTAATGTTCTTTAGACCTTCTTTAACTATTTCAGTTGCCAATAAAGTAGAAGTAGTTGTACCGTCTCCAGCTTCAACAGCGGACTTAATGCTAACTTGCTTTACTAATTGTGCGCCTAAATCCTCAACGTCGTCTTCTAACTTGTGAAAAGCTTTTGCTACAGTAACACCATCTTTAGTAACTTTAACTTCACCGTTTTGTTCTCTAATTAAAACTGTTCTACCTCCTGGTCCCAATGTAGAAGAGACAGCCAAATTTAATTTCTCAATTCCAGAAAGTAACTTCTCTTTAAGTTCTGTTCCGCTTATATTTTTTGTTGTGCTCATAATTAATCGTTTAAAACAGCTAAGATCTCTGTATCTTTTGCGATGAAATAATCTTCACCTTCGATGGTGATTTTCATAGATCCCATTTTAGGAATCAAAACTTTCTGTCCAACTTCTACTACTGACTTTACAAATTCTCCTGTATGCCAGTTGTAAGTTTCGCTAGTTGCGGCTACTTCACCCATTTCAGGACGTTCTTTACCTAAGTCCGGAATTACAATATTTCCGTAGGTTTGTTCTTGTTCTTCAATCGGCTTCAATATTAGGAAACCGTTGAGTGGTTTTAATTTACTCATTTTTTTAATTTATTATTTCTAGGTCTTCAATTTTAATACAAAAATATAACATTCCATCTTTTTTAAATGCAGTGTCAGCTCCACACCATTGTTTAATAGTTTCTACCTCAGTTTCTGGATTGTTGATCCTATCCTCTGGCATTTGTTTTACCACTTGAAAAAGTGAGTCGTTGACTTTGATAAAATTTTTACAGATGCTAAACATAACTAAGGGCGGTAGGCCTATTTTTTATTCTGCGTCTATTTCTAAAAACGCTTTTGGCTTAATTTGAATTTTCTTTGGTGCAGCTTCTTCAGATACTGGGATTTCTATTTTTAAAAGTCCCTTATCTACTGTTGCTTCCAATTTATTCAATGCAAACTTAGATGCTATTTTCCAAGCCAAATCAAAGGATCTTTTTGCAATTCCTTTGTGGATATAATTGATGTTGTCAGCCTGATTACTTTCTGGCTTTGCATACTTAATGCGAAGAATATCTCCTTGCACTTCGATATCGATATCATTATAGTCCAAACCTACTACTGCAAGTTCGAACGTGATACCACTTTCTTTTTCATAAATGTCAATCGGATAGTTAATTTTTTCAACTAGAGTGTTGAAATTAGAATTTTGGTCGAATAGATTCTTCCATAGAAGATCAAAAGGGTCGACTCCCCAATGTGCTAATCTTGTCATTTTACACCTCCTGTGTGTTTTAGGTTAATTATTAAATTTAACATTCGTAACTAAAGGCCTACCGGTCCTTATTTTCTATAAATATATATCATTTTTAGATGATAATAAAACTTAAGTTTAAAGTGCAAAGCTTTCTCCGCACCCACAAGTTCTGCTTGCATTTGGATTAATGAACTGAAACCCTTTACCGTTTAATCCATCAGAAAAATCCAATTCAGTACCATATAGATATAGTAAAGATTTCATATCTATTAATATCTGTATGCCTTTATCTTCTGCTAAAGTATCGGATATTTGTTGTTCCGTATCAAAAGAGAGGTCGTAGGACAATCCACTACACCCACCGCCTTTAACTGCCACTCTAACAAACGGAGTTTTGAATCCGCTTTCTTCAATTAATGAATTTAATTTCTTTGCAGCTGTTTCTGATACGGTTACCATTAGGCATGTTATATGTGTGATTCTTCAAAAACAATTTCTTCTAATCCTTGTTTTTTTCGATAATCATTGATAGCAGATTTGATAGCATCTTCTGCCAACACAGAACAGTGAATTTTAACAGGTGGAAGGTTTAATTCTTCTACCAAATCCATGTTGTCTATTGTTACTGCTTCGTCTAATGTCTTGCCCTTCAACCACTCTGTAGCTACCGAAGAGGACGCTATAGCAGAACCGCAACCAAATGTTTTAAATTTAGCGTCTACAATAATGTCGTCGATAACTTCTATCTGAAGTCTCATAACATCTCCACACTCAGGCGCTCCAACCAATCCTGTACCTACATTGTTTTTTGATTTGTCTAGAGTACCTACGTTTTTTGGATTTTGGTAGTGATCTATTACTTTTTCTGAATATGCCATAGTTTGTTTTGTCTTAATAAATATTAGTGACCGTCCCTTAGGTTATGAGCAATTGCTGGAGGTGCTTTTAATGCAATACTTAACTTCGTAGTGTTTTCCATCTTGTCTTGTACGATCTTAGCCGCTATTTCTGCATCTGCCTCAGGTACTTCACATACGATCTGATCATGTATTTGGGCGCACACCCAGCCGTTTATTCCTCTCTTCTTAAATTCTCTATTGATTTCCATTGCAGCTCTGTTTACGATAG